AACGACGGCGAGAACAGCGACCAGTCTGAGGAATAAAATTAGTGGGGTGATAAGGTAATGGGTGAACAAGAATTTGAAACAAAAGTCGATGCAGTCGATGATGAAATCGATGGGTGTGAACTCGACTTTTCTCAGGGTAGATTGACTGGTGACAATGAGATCGACAGTCTTCTACAACAAGATGTAGAACGAAAGGAAGAAGATGCCATACGACCAGGGGATGGCCCAGAGACTTCGTGATGCAGGGCTGAAAGTTGCTGAGGTCGATGGATGGAGAGTTCGTGGAAATAATTCTGGAGGAAATTTCTATCCTCGTGGGTTTGTTGTTCATCATACGGCGGGCGCACCTCCATCGGCAGGTAGAGCTCCATCACTTTATATTTGTATTCATGGTCGTTCGGATCTCAATGGACCATTGTGTAACATCTACATGGATTACGAAGGGACGATCTATACGATTGCTGCTGGTTGCGCCAATCATGCTGGATATCCCGATGGGGGATCTTACAAGGGGATGACCGGCAATTCCACAGCATGGGGTCTGGAGATCGAGCATCCGGGCACATATCCTCTCGAACCGGAGCGTGCCGCACTAGCTCAACGCGCTGTTGCTGCGATCATCAAGGGAACGTGCGATGAAACTATGGTTTGCTATCACAAAGAGTGGACTCGACAAAAACCAGATCTCGCTACGGAACCTTCACCATCTGAATTTCGTGCTGAAGTAGCTAAGATCTTGCAGGGCAAACCTCAGGAGGTAGAAATGGGTTACCCGTCGTGGTTTTGGGATTGGGCGAACTGGTATCTCACGACTAATCGCGATCCCAATGCTCGCCCTGCTGGCGCACCCAAGACAATTCCTCAGTGGGCTTGGGACGGACTCGATCAAATTAAGCCGATTGGTAATCGTTACGGAATGACGCAAGGTGAGCGCGATTGGATCGAGTGGTACAACGGTGGTAAAAAGGGAGATCGTCCTGACGTTCCTTCAACAATTCCAGACCGTTGGTGGAAAGATCAAAACTGGGCTGGGACAAACTAGTAAAAGGAGAATCTAGTGAACGCAACTATGGAAGAGCCTCAGACTGACGAGCCTGTCCTTCCGCCTCCGGGAACTGTTCCTCCTGGTCCGACTGATCCAGCTCCAGAGCCTGCCGAGCCGGAGACGGACACAGGTGAGAGCGAGGATGAGGCTGCTCGGTATGACGGCGGAGAGATTCCTACGTAAACCAAAAACAATCGCAGTGGACAGAAAGGGGGTGTGGTAGATGGAACAGCGCATTCTCACTAGTACGAAGAAGATTCTAGGGATCGCAGAAGATTATACCGTATTCGATCTCGATATTATTACATTCATCAACTCTGCGTTCTCTACCCTCACCCAGTTGGGGGTCGGTCCTGTCGAAGGGTACATGATCGAAACTGGTGATGAGGTCTGGCAAGAGTTCATCGTCGACGACGATTTGCAGTATAATTCTGTGAAATCGTACGTGTTTCTCAAAGTACGGCAGCTCTTCGATCCTCCGACAACATCATATCTAATTTCCGCCGTTGAGCGTCAGATTTCTGAGCTCGAGTGGCGTCTCAATGTCCATCGTGAAGAGACAGGTTGGGTCGATCCAGACCCTCCTCCTACTTATCCGATTGACGAAGCCGCTTAGGAGGTGAACTGGTGGGAAGAGATCAGGCACTAAAAGATCGTCAGGATGCAGAGAGGCAGGCCGATCATGACAAGAGACAGCGTCGTTTCGGTAATGTTCCTGCTCCTGTTCAGGAAGATGTGAAGGAAACAAAGACGTCGGGAAAGAAGAAGTCTGCTGCTGAGAAGACTCCTGAGACTACTGAAGAGTAGTCATGAGCCTTGCCGAAGTTCTTCATATTTCAGAACAACCTTGGAGTAATTATACGGAAGCTGATTATACGATTGAACAATGGCATTCGGCATGTTTAATTCATTTGCATAGTGGCCCTCCTACCTCAAAGAGTCAATGTAAGCTTCCGGTTAAGACTCCGGATGGAGCGTTGAATCGAAATGGAGTTCACGCTGCGGCAGCAGCATTGGCTGGGGCAAGAACTCCGCTCCAAGCTTCTCCCGAACAAAAAGCAAAAGCGGCTAGGACTCTTAGAGGATATTACACTAAATTGGGAGAAACGCCACCCGATTCTTTGAAGCAATCTGTCGATATGGTTCAAGATATTCTCAAGCATCACGGAATTAAGGGAATGAAATGGGGTATTCGTCGTAAAAGAACTGCGAATGAACCTGTGACAGTCACTCAACGAGGAAAGAAAGTAAAAACTAAAGGGGGTGGCGGTCATCCGGCGTCGGAGGATGCGGTACGCGCGCGCACGTCTGCTCAGGTTGCTAGGCGGAGCGGCGTTCATTCTCTCTCCAACAAAGAGTTGGAAGATTACAACAAGCGTTTGAATCTCGAACAGAATTTCAAACGTCTTCGGTATCAGGACAAGAATGCTGGTCAGAAGTTTGTTGCTAGTCTTCTTGGCCAAACTGGAAAACAACAAGCTCAATTTGTTGCAAATGAAGTTGCATCGCAGCAGGTTAAGAAACATTTGGCGAGACGCCTAGCTGCGACTGCTGCTACCGCGGCTGTGTAGAAGGGAGGGTTAGCATGGGCCTGTCTGCTACTGCGGTTCCGATTTATTATGGTCGATTCCGTGAGGCAGTTCTTCGAGGAGAGATCCCTGTCAATCGTGAGATCTCTTTGGAGATGAATCGGATTGATTCGCTCATTGCTAACCCGAACATTTTCTACGACGATCAAGCAGTTGAAGGTTTTATTCGGTATTGCGAAGGAGAACTGACTCTAACAGATGGATCAGATCTTCATTTGCTTGATTCGTTTAAGCTTTGGGCCGAACAAATCTTCGGTTGGTACTACTTCGTTGAGCGTAGCGTTTATGTTCCGTCAAAAGACAATCATGGTGGTCACTACGAAAAGAGAGTGCTCAAGAAGCGGCTGATTCTCAAGCAGTATTTGATTGTTGCTAGAGGAGCAGCGAAGTCGATGTATGCTTTCTTGATTCATAGCTACTTTCTTAATGTAGATACGTCCACGACACACCAGATCAACACTGCACCAACGATGAAACAAGCCGAAGAAGTCTTGTCTCCGTTTCGAACGTCCATTACTCGAGCTCGTGGCCCATTGTTCAAGTTCTTAACTGAAGGATCGCTTCAAAATACTACGGGGTCACGAGCTAATCGGGTCAAGTTGGCATCGACGAAGAAAGGTATCGAGAATTTTCTTACCGGTTCGATTCTCGAGATCCGCCCAATGGCCATTAACAAGTTGCAAGGTCTTCGTCCGAAGATCTCTACGATTGACGAATGGTTGTCGGGCGATCTACGGGAAGATGTTGTAGGTGCTGTTGAGCAAGGGGCATCAAAACTCGAAGATTACTTGATCGTTGCTATCAGCTCAGAAGGAACTGTTCGAGCGGGTTCCGGCGATACTATCAAAATGGAGCTTGCCGACATCCTTAAGGGTGAATACTTTGCGCCACATGTTTCGATCTGGCATTACAAACTCGATGAAATAGAAGAAGTGTCTGATCCATCAATGTGGTTGAAGGCGAATCCTAATTTGGGAGTTACAGTTTCCTATGAAACGTATCAACTTGACGTTGAACGAGCTGAGAAAGCTCCAGCATCTAGGAACGACATTCTTGCCAAGCGGTTTGGTATCCCTATGGAAGGTTATACTTACTTCTTTACTTACGAGGAAACCCTTCCGCACCACCATAGAGAATTTTGGCAAATGCCTTGTAGCATCGGTGCCGATCTATCTCAGGGCGATGACTTCTGTGCGTTTACTTTTCTCTTTCCACTGGGTCGAGAAAAGTACGGAATAAAAACTCGTAGTTACATTACTGAGCTTACGTTGATGAAGCTTCCTGCTGCTATGCGACAAAAGTATGAAGAGTTCATAAATGAGGGAAGTCTTCATGTAATGCCTGGAAACATTCTTGACATGATGGAAGTCTATGATGATCTGGATCAATTTATCATTACTTCCGAGTTTGATGTTCGGACGCTTGGCTACGATCCTTACAACGCAAGAGA